AACTTACACCAAGAGATGTGTAGAAGTCTGATAAAACTATCGCTTCTTCATCAGCTTGAACCCACTTAACGAGCTTAATGGCAAGATCTTCAAGAAACTGATCAGTTACATCTTGTCTGTTGATGGTTATAAAGCTATTGATTGTTATTGTGGGTTGCCTTGTGAAACAGTTACGATCAAGGGAAAATCTAAGGTTGGACTTTGTAAAAAACATAGTCTTGAGAAAGCCGAGTCAGAGAGCATAGTCAAAGTTAAGGCTGAGTCTGTTGTACTCAACAAACCTAAAGCTAAGAAATAGATTATCTTATAAACCATTGCGTATTATCTATCAAAAACCAGAAAGGTCCATGTATGTTCAAATTAAGCAGCCTATTTCTAGGTGCAATGATTGTCACTTCATTTGTTATGGATGCAAGCGACAGCGGTCCAAGTGCAACAGTTGAAAGAGATGGAACATGTACAGTTCGTACACCGTCTCCAAAAGATCGTTCAAATTCTCCAGTTTCTGACAAAAAGTAATTGGTGATTCAGTTCGTGACAAAATGTCACGGGTTGAAATTGAAAGTTCTTGTGTTATAATTTGAATAATTCTTTGTAAAGTTATCATAAGGTTTCTTCCTAGATCCTTTTTTAATAATTTTATACTAGTTTTCAATCAAAATGCCCTGATGTTTTTGCATTGGGGTATTTTGTTTGATATGCTTTAATAAATCATAAAGTCTCCCCGATTTTAAGATCAGAAAATATCCCTATGTAGGTTACTGACAACGTATCTATGTAGGGATTTTTGTTAACTAAGAAAGGAATGCAATGTCTAAAAGGTATACCGTTAAGCAGATGAAAACTATTATGCGCTTTGTTGCTTTAGGTGCTCTTGAGCATATAGATGCAATTAAAAGAGAGGTTCAAAAGATAGGTAAGATAGATGAAAATACACCAGAGGATCTTAAAAAGCGTGCTCAAATTCTGCACCTTACTCTTGTATGTATTAATGACATTATTCATCCTGCTCATCAGCTCTTGTATAGCTTGTTCGATTCTACTAACCATGTTTATTTTGATTTACTGGTAAAAAGCTACAAAGAATCCCTCAAGCTTGGTGCTCTGCCAAAATGTTTCTGTGAAAGCTGTGATCCGGATGGATCTAAGTTTCAAGAGTCAGTCAAAGAACTTGAGAAGAAGAATGCTGATCCTGCTGAAAAATTAACAACTACGGAGTAGTGTTATGGATCAAGATCCTATTGTGATAGATCGGTTCAAGCCCAGAAAATATCAGATGAACCTTTGTGGTGAGTTTGAGCGTGAGCGTTATAAGAAATTCTTGGTCATATGGCCACGACGTGCAGGTAAGGATATCTGTGCATTGAATTTACTTTTGCGTGCAGCGGTGCGCAAGGTAGGTACTTATTTCTATATATTCCCAACCTTCTCGAGTGGTCGTAGGATCTTGTGGGATGCTATTGATATAGATGGCAACAGGATTTTAAACTATTATATTCCTGATGAGGTAGTTGAATCACGTAATGAACAGCAGATGCGTATAAGGTTAATCAATGGGTCGCAAATACAAATTATTGGTTCTGATTCTTTTGATAATACCCTTGTTGGTACTAACGCAGTTGGTATGGTATTTTCTGAGTATGCGTTATCAGATCCTCGGGCTTATTCCTATTCGATTCCCATATTAAAAGCTTCTAATGGTTGGGTACTTATTGTATCCACGCCCCGTGGTAAGAATGCTTTATGGGATCTGTACAAGATAGCTTTAGATCACCCAAAATATTGGTTCTGTGAAAAGCTCTCAGTTGAAGATACTAAGCACGTTTCCCTTGAAGAGATTGAAAAAGAGATAGCTGAAGGTCAGATGTCTCGAGATCTGGCTATGCAGGAGTTCTGGACTTCATTTGATTTAGGCGTTGAAGGATCATATTACGCTAAGTATATTGATGAGCTACGTCGTAAAGACCAGGTTACCCACTTAGTATGGGAGCCACACTTTCCGGTTCATACCGCATGGGATCTTGGGTACAATGACCCGACCACTATTATCTTTTTCCAGGTCATTAATCAGCAAGTGCGTATCATTGACTGCTACGAGAATAACCAAAAAGGTCTTGAGCATTATGCAAAGATCATTAAGGAAAAAGATTATGTGTATGGCAAGCATATAGCTCCCTTTGATATTGCTGTTCATGACCTGAGCACGGGTATTAGTCGTTGGAAAATGATGCATGATCTGGGTATTACTTTTGTAAGGTATTCTGAAAAGCAGCCGGGCATTGATGACGGTATTGAGATTGTGCGTAAGACGCTACCACGTATCTGGTTTGACCAAAGAACCACTAAAGATCTACTCAAGTCACTTGAGAACTATCGACAAGAGTTTGATCATAAACGTAAAGTATACAAAACCAATCCGCTTCATGATCAACATTCACACTGGGCTGATGCAATGCGTTACTTATGTGTGGGACTTCCCCTGGTAACTAATGTTAACAATGCGCAAGCTCTTGAAGATCGATACAATGAAGCTCGCTATGGAGCATCAGTAAACAAAGGATTTTTCCGGGATGATATCCCTAATTATTAAGGAATGTATATGGAGAAAGCTAATAAAGCTTGGTTTCGTGAAGATTTTAATGGTGATAAGTCATGGTTTTTAGTGAAAAGTGAACGCGGTCAAGATTTGGCTAAAGCAGCACTTGAAACACTTAAAGATCGTAAGGAAAAAGAATCTGAATGGTTCGATAAAACCATTTCTAAATGTTCAAATAATGATCACTTCTATACTGATATCTTTAGAACTATTTTAAATGTTAATCGACATGCGTCTATTTGGGCTAATGAAGAAATAAACAGAATCAAAGAAGTTCTTGCAGATGAGACTCGTGATATCCATTTTATAGCTCAGATGGAGATTGTGCTTTTTGAACTCCAGAAGATCAAAATGGATATAGCTATTAATAATATTTTATGTGTAGAAAAAGCTCGAGAAAACGAAGATAAATAAAAAGGAATGCATATGGCTCTTGTTTTAAAAGAAGTAAAAAGAATTCAATATCTAAACGAAGAACAGCTTTGTAAGAATCTGTATAGATTTAAACAGATCTTGAAAGGTGAGAAGAGTTTGGAAGTTATTAATGAATATAAGAGAAAGATTTCTGCTCATCAACTTGGACTGAAACGAATTAAGAGGTTGCCATGGTTACAAATCTAAAGCCATTATCAAGTAATGTATTGGTCATGGTCGAGGACATGGAAGAAAATTCAAAAACAGCAGGAGGACTTTTTATTCCTACTACGGCAAAATCAGATAAACTTTTTCAAACAGGTAAGGTCATGGCAACCGGCAATTTAACCGATGAGGTTAAAGTTGGTGATAGGGTCATATTTAACAAGTTCGCTGGAATCAAGATTGATCAGCAGCTTTCAGTACTCAAGCAAGATGATATTTTGTTGGTACATGTTAGTTAAATATAATTATCACTGCTCATTTTAAAGACTGATGGACCAATAGTCAATGTAAGGAGTCTGTATGCTAACAAAGCAACACAAGAAATTAAAACTTATTTCAAACAGAATTAAAAGATCAGTATCTGATCTAGAAAAAGCACTCGGTGAATTATTATCACAAGAAGGTAAAGATTTATTTGTTGAAATAGACGGCGAATCATACCATTTTGGTCCTGTTTTTGATGAAAAAGATAAAGTAGATAAATTAAACAGGCAGCATTACGTAACAAAGGTATTGGTAAGCGATGCACTTGAGCAACTTCTTAAGGGTAATAGTGCATGGTTGAAAACTATCATGGCATTTACCTATGGCGAGGATCCTAAAGATCACCAATTAAAAAAAGAGTTTAAAGAGGGAATTATTGTTGATCTTGAAGCCCGTGGTGAAAAGAATAGTGATGGAGAGTTAGGAACTTTTTCATTACCGATAGATAAAGAAGCATATCAACATATTCAGGAGACTCAGAAAGATACTCCAGTACTCAGCGTTTATAAGCTTAGAAAAAAGTATGACTATGAGATGTCTCGAGAGTGGGACTTTGACATGTTCAACCTCAAGGATGATCCTGTTTCTTTTCGTGAGCAAGGTCCAACCAGAGATTGCCAACAGTGTATGACTTCTTGTAAGTATAAAGACCTTGGATTTGACGAGTTGTTTCCTACTTCTGAAGGTGTAAATAATACATTCTTTAAGATATGTAAGAAGTGCTTAGTTAAGGCTAAGAAAAAAGATAGTCGTTTACGTTCTATAGTTTGGATAATAAATAAGGATAATTAATGAGCGAAATACTAAAGAATTTTAGAATACCAGCAGCTATTAATTTAAAGCATCAAGAACTATTGTATAGCATACATGGTCTAACGAGAGATTGTAAAAAATGCATGACTCCTAAAACAATAGAAGAGGTTGGTTTTGATAAGGCTTTGATGCAAGAACCTGCTAGCAATCCTATAAGACCATGGGAATACAAAACTGATCCTAAGTCATTCTGTCAGATGTGTGATGATTGTCGACTTAAGGTTCCTGAGTATGATCCTTACTTATATGATCCGGCAATCACCAAGGAGGACAAGATAGTTTGTAAGGAAGATTGTTGGAATTTTAAACCATCAGGATGGACAGAAAACGATCGTCTTGATTTAGGGGAGGGTTATTTTGTTAATCAACAAAGACCAACTCCTGAGTATGAAGCTGAATTAATGGCTCAGATAAAAGCTATCTCTGCTGAAATCAAAGTAACACCTATGGGTCAGGAGAAACTTGCTCTACAGAGAAAACTTGTTGTACTAGAAAAGACATTAAGGGGTGAAGAGAAGAACCGTAAGACTATTCACCCTGACGATTATGCTCCTCCTAGAAAGACTGTACTTGGTAAGGATAAAGAACATAAGGATAGAAACTATAATGAACTTACAGGTGAAAGAACTGCTAGTAAACCTACAGCAGAAGAAGTAGCAGAAGCAGAAGAGAGAGAGCTTACTAAACGACAGGAGAGAGAAGACGCTCTTGTTGGAAGTGATGAACTATCAGGGGATGATGTAATAGA